ATGATTCTTCGCTTCATCAATGTTCGCGATGAAGGCATGGGAGATCAACAGGTCGTCGATGGTAATGACGACTTCGTTGTGTTGGATTTTCGCACCAACGATTTCGGCACCCGGAGTGTGGTACTCAGCTGCTGCTTTGTACATAGCCGGGAACTGGGCAGACTTGCCCGACGCAATCGTCCGCTGACGTGTCAAAGGCTTCAAGATTACTGCTTGCTCGAATGCCGTAATGACTTCGCCCGCGAATACTTTCAGGAATAGGGCAGTTGTGTCGCCTACACCTTCAGCTTGACCGAGTCTTGATACAGTGGCATTTGCCATGATGTATAATTCCTTGGTAAGGGGTTAAAGATCAAAGGGTGAATGCTTCAGTCTTCTTCTCAAGGATTGTCCACCAGCGATGGGTCCGTGTTGGGATTTCTTCTGCGAGAGTTGAGTCGCAAGCTGATCAGGCGTGCGGCGCATTTTGAAAAGGGTGCCTCCCCACTGGGGGGAGGACTTTTTGTGCAATGCTGGAGGAGAGGACAGCATCGCGGAGGGTTCTATCCGAACAACTTCTGGTTCGACCGTGAGATCTTACCGGCTACCTCTGCTCTGTAGCTCGCGTCGTTCTTGTAACGGGGGTCACGCATAGCTTCTTGCATCTCTGCGCTGCTTGCGAATGCGGTGCCACCTTGGTTGGTAGCTCCATCTCCGATAATCGTTACATCCGGCGTAATGTCAGCACCGGCAGCGTGCTTCGCTTGAAGCGCAGCCGCACCTTGCTTGACAATAGCGGGGTTTGTACTTGTCAATTGGACGTCCAACGCTGCGATCTCATCCTTGGTCAGGTTCTCGCCTGCCCACTGAGCCGCTGCATTGAAGTTGTCCATCGAATCACCAAACGGAGCAGCTGCTGCTGACTCCAAGTTGGCGATGATAGCCTTCTGGCCTGCGATGTAGGCATCCACGGTCGCACGGTCCATGCCCACACCAGCGAGTGCCGTATAGTCAGCTTCTTCGAGCTTACCGTTGGCATCGTAGTTGGCCTGTGCAGTTGTCACTGCGGTAGGGGTCTGTTCACCTTCAGGTTTGACTTCAGGTGTCTCGTCCTTCGGCTCGATGCCCTTCTCTCGAAGTGCCTTCTCACCGTCTTGTTGTGATTTGAGCAGTGCGGCAGTGTTGACCTCACCTTTCTCTGCATCCCAGAACTTCTCGGGGATCTCAGCGGGACGTTCAGCTACTGCTGGCGCACCTTCAGGTTTGACTACGGTCTTCTCACCGTCCTTGTTGTCGAGTGATAGGGTGCCTTCATTCTTCTCGGCAACCTTTACCATCTCTGCTTCTTTCGCGATCTCTTCAGGTGTCTTCTCCTGACCCGCGAGCGCTACATTTACTTGGTCGACCATGACTTAACTCCCCTTCTTCTTCGGAATGGAGCGTGCTTTTGGCGCGTCAAGGAAAACTACGTCCTCGGGTGCATCCTTCTCACACAGGAAATCCTCGCGGATCTCGCCGTTCGTGAAGGTGGTGCGCTTGACATACATGCCCTTCTTGTTCCGACCGATTTCTTCACCGTCCTTTACGGGAAGCTCAATCTTTTCTACGCTTGCTGTAGGACTGTCGCCTACTCTACTTGGTACTGCATCTGCCATGAGATTTCTCCTCGTTATTGGCTATTGACCTGATCCTTCTGGTATCTGTTTGACCATTCCGGCTGCTGCCCCGGCAACTCCGGGTCCAACTGCCTTGTCCGCTGCCTGTGACATCATCTGCTTCTGAAGCTCTTGCTCTTTCTGCTCGACTGTCTTCTTGACAGCCTTCACGTCTACGTTGTGGTGTAGCGCCAGTGTATCAGCGAATGCCTCGACGTTGAACTCGTTCATAAACTGCTCACCGAACAGAGATACGCCATCTTGAAAGAAAGCACGCATCTTGTTCAGTTCGTGTCCACGTCCTAACGCGTCAAACCCAGTCACGATGACCGGTTCCAGAGCACCAGTAGGTAGCTTGGGGAATTTGCCGCGCTTCTTGAGCTGTGCGATGAGTCGCCTTACTACCTTTGTCTGGAGTTCCGCCGCGAGGACGGTGTACACACCACCCAGCACGTCTTCGAGTTCCTGTGCGGTGGCGCGGATCTCTTCTGCGGTCACACGCTCAGCATCACGGGTTGTACCGGAGCGGAGCAGGAACGCATGAGACAGCCGAAGCGACAAGTCATCGACCTGTGCCTTGGCTACCTGAAAGTCTTGCATCTTGCCAACTTGAAGGACACCAATGTCCTCCACGTTGCCCTCGACGAACGAACCTGAGTCACACTTCTCGACTTCTTCAATGTCGGTCGTGCTGTTGGGCCGGTCGAGGAATACAACCTTGCTTGCTGCGAGCGCGTGCTGCACGAGTGCCTTCGACAAATCTTCTAGTGACCTCAAGTCGCCGAGATATTCCTCGACATGACCACGTCCGTAGTTCTCACCTTCGAGAGCAGCCCACCGAAGCGGGATGTACGGACAGTCGTCAAGATCAGAGCGGCCTTGCGATCCTTCAACCACAACGTCGTTGATCTCTTGGTGCCATACTGCCTTCTTGCCTTCTCGTGTGACGTGCGTGAAGACGTCGATCTCTTCGTCATCTTCCTTACCGTCAGCAGGTTCCTTGACGTTAGCAGATTCTTTCACTGCCTCGTCAAGGGTGTTCTTTGAAACTGTTTCCTTTGCCACGATCTCGAACCAGTTACCCATTGCGTCACGCACAACTACATACGTGGGCAAACGGAACAGGCGAGAGCCTCCCTCATCAGGCATGTGCAAGAGTGCGTTGCCGCACGCTACGAGTTGCTTGATGGTGGCGTGAAGTGTAACTCCGTGGTTCTCTGTCTCCAGTAAACCGACAGCGTCATTCTCCAGCTTCTGTAAGCCTTGGTCGACCTGAGTGGTCGCACCGGGGGCTTCCCCGGAGATCGCAGCCTTGACTGCGTCGTCCATCTTGAACCGGAAGAAAGGATTACCGGGGGGAAACAGGGAGAGGCGCAGCTTGGATGTCAGGTTGTTGACACCACGCGCACCGAGTGATTGGTATGGTTGTGGGAGTGTCGCGTTCTCGGTCGTGCCTTCGGGCGGCATGAGTGCCGGGATCGTAATGTCCGCTGCCTCACGAGCGCGGTTGAGAACTTGGTCGCGATTGCTGTTCAGTTTCTCGAACCGGTCTTTTGCAGTTGCCATGAGGTGCTCCTATCGTCTTTGTCTGGATGCAGCGTTGCCGCGATTGCCGCGCCCATTGTTTCTTGCGTTCGCACCCGCAGTGATGGGGGAGGGACGACCGGCAGCGGGTGGTGCATTGCCAGCTGATTGAACCTCAAGGCCAGAGCCTAACGGAATACGCAGCGACGAGCGACCTGACCGTAGCCCCTGTATGGTTGCTGACATGCCCATAGCCGCGTCGAGGTACTCGTTGTGCAAGAATTCTGGCTTCTCGGGCTTCTGTGGCTTAGGTGGATCAGGCGCTTTGCACATGAGTTTATCCTTGGAGTACTTTGGGGAGTTCCTTGACGTTCTTCTTGAGTTCAGCCTCGTAGCGCCCGCGCAAGAGCACCACAAGGGCAACCTTACCGGCGTACTGCGCGTGAACCTCAAGGGTCTCGTCAGGATCTTTGCATTTGGGGGGATAGTCCGCTTCGAGTTGTTCGAGCAGACCGATAACTGAATTTGGTAGCACTCTCATCTCGGTTACACTCCATCTACGGTAGTTCTGTTTGAGTGGTCCCTAATTCGAGAACGTGATACCTACGCGGATGCGTAAAAACGAAAAAAAGCCCCACCTTCAGCTCGATGTGAGCCAAAGGTGGGGCAATTGTGAGACCGCAGTCTCCGTGACCGAGACCGGTCTCCGTCACTTCTGGTCTGTACGGGCAGGTGTGCCGCTCAGATACAGTTCTACCAGCATAAGCAAAGTGGTGTCCAGAGTCGGATACCCTTTGTCTTGTAGTTGTAATCTCCGTGCTGGAGGATGCGTGCCATTCTTGCTTGATGGATCGCATCGTCTTCTGTCAGTCCCTTCGAGGCATATGCTTCGAGGACTACGTCCCATGCCGCCAGTGCGGTGTGGGCTTCAAGTATGGCAGGAGCGTACTCAACGTAGCGTCCGCCTTTTCCAATACCCGGACAGCCGGGATATCCATCGGTGGGATCACCCACCACTGTCTGCCACAGG